ATGAGTATGATTAAAAGAAGCAATGAAATTGCTATTCAGAAAAACGTTAAAATGATGGTTTACGGACAGGCTGGTATGGGTAAGACAACTTTCGCCCTCTCAGCACCTAAGCCTCTGTTGCTTGACTTTGATAATGGTGTCAAGCGTGTTAATACCGCACATTTGGACGATAATGTCGGTATTGTACAGGTTTCTAGTTGGCAAGATATCCTCAACTTGCTCAACTACAACAAGAAGGATTTGGAGGAGTTCGATACTATCGTTGTAGATACGATTGGAAAGATGATTGACTTCATCATCGCCTACAGATGCAATGGTCGCAACCCGCAGATACAGGATTGGGGTACCATCAATAACGACTTCAAATGGTTCACCTCATCTTTGTCACAGCTTAACAAGAATATCGTCTTTGTTGCACATCGTGACACACGCAAGGAAGGTGAAAGTACAGTGTATATCCCTGCACTTCGTGAGAAGAACTACAACAACATCGTTACTGATTTGGACTTGCTTGGCTATCTCGAAATGAGAAGTGAGAATGGACAGCAAATCAGAACCATCACTTTTGACCCTACAAGTCGTAACGATGGCAAGAACACCTGTCAGCTTCCTGGTTGTATGCAGATTCCGGTTATTCTTGATGCAAACGGACAGCCAACCGCTCCTAATAACTTCATCGCTACTCAGATTCTCTCACGTTATCAGTCTATGATAGCTCAGAAAGAAGAAAAGGTCAAGGAGTACAATAAGGCTCTTGAAGAGATTAAGGAGAGTGTTCAGTTGATTACTGACGCAAGAGGGGCAAACCATTTCATCGAGCACATCAAAGATTATGCAAACTTGGGTAACTCCATCATTCTTCATGCAAGAAGTCTGTTCACCGAGAAGGTAAGTGCTTTGAAGTTGGTTTACAATAAGGAGACCAAGCAATACGAAGACCCACAAGCAGCATAAGCTATGGAAGTAGTCAAGTTTAGGTTCTATGCGACGCTTTTGGATGCGTATCAGAACTACCTTGATAGTGACATCATTTGGAGTAAGTATTGGGGATGGTCTGAAAATCCACCCCATACTCCAGAAGAGTTCAAGAAGATACAATTCCAGTCGTTAATAGATAAGATAAATCGAGTATCATTCGATAGTGAAGCTGCTGACAAAGGCACAGCATTCAATGAGGTTATTGATTGTATGGTCCTTCATCGTAACTCGGAGAATATGGATATCCACACCATTTATCAAGAAGTAGAAGAATATCCGTATAGCAAAAGGGTTCCTGTCGGTGTAGAAGCAAAGCTGAACGGCAGAAGTTTCTGCTTCCCTATTCAGCTAGTCCGACATTATGCAGCCTACTATAAAGGAGCATTGCCACAGGTTTATATACAAGCTGTCTTGCCTACCATGTATGGCAAAGTAATGCTGTATGGGTATATTGATTACCTTATGCCGTTCTGCACTCATGATCTGAAAACAACACGTCAGTATGCGGTTGGCAATTACAAGAGACACTGGCAACATAAGGTCTATCCTTATGCCCTCATGAAGAATGGTTGTGATGTTTACGACTTCGAATACAATATCTCGGAAATCGGAAAGACGTATTACAGAAACTACACAGAGAGTTATACGTTTAACCCTAAAAGGGATATTCCTCTACTCACTCAACACTGCGAAGGATTGATTAGTTTCATTCAAGAAAACAGAGATTTGATAACAGACAAGAAAATATTCAATTTGGTTTAATATGGCAGAAGAAAAGAACACCAATATCGTTGCACTCCAAGAAAAGGATGTGCAATTGGTGGTAAGCAAAGAAACTATCGGTCAGCTTACCACGAATATCAAAGAGGTTAAAGCTAGAGTTGAAAATGCTTTGCCTATGTATGACATCAGCAACTATAGCACCGATGATATTCCAAAGTGCAAGGAAGACAAGGCTTTACTCAACAAGGCAGCTAAAGCACTTGATGATAAGCGCAAGGAGCTTGAAAAGGTTTGGAATAAGCCTTTTGAGGAGTTCAAGACAACCTGTAATGATACGTGCAAGCTTATCAAGAATGCGGTATCTCTCATTGATGGCGTAATCAAAGAAGATGAAAATCGCACCAAGAAAGCTAAGAGAGAAGAGATTGAAAAGCTTGCTGAGAAATGCGGAGTGGAAACCATCGGTATCAAACTAGACCTCATCTTTGATGCAAAATGGCTCAACAAGACAACTTCAATGAAGTCTATCGAAAAAGCTATCACAGAAAAGGTTGATAACATCAAGAAAGACCTCGAGACCTTGAAGTTATTTGCAGAAGATTACGATGCACTTGCCGCCCGATACAAGGAGAATCTCAATCTGCAGGAGACTATCGCATACGCAAACAAGCTGAAAGAACAGCGTGCCAGCTCAGTATCCCCTAATAAGAAAGAAACTGCAACACCTCCAACATCACCTCAGAAGGAAGTCGCGGAGAACAATGCAGCCGAGCAACAGGAAGAGAAGCCAAAGAATGGTAAGATGTCTTCTAATGAAGAAGATGCCATGGATGCTTTCGCTGCCGCTATGGGACAGTCGGTTGCACCTCCTACTCCAACCGAGACACGTACTTACGTTTGTACCGGTACAAAAGAGGCAATGGAATGTTTGGAACGCTTCATGCGTGACAATGGTATCACTTTTAATGTTCAGTAAAAATGGCATTTCAAATTAGTGGAATTATTCAGCATATAGGGAATACGGAGAGTATTCCCTATCAAGACAAAGTCTTCAAAAAAAGAGAGCTTGTCTTGGATTGCTCCTATCGTAACCAGTTCACAGGGCAGATAGAGAGAGCAAACTATCCAAAGTTCGAGTTTACAGGCAATCACGTTGATGATCTGAACGGCTTCAATATGGGTGATATTGTGACGGTATCATTCTCCTTGAATGGTTCACGCTCAGAGAAAGATGGGCAAGTCAGATACTTCACTAACGTTCAAGGTTATAAAATCGAGAAATATCAATCTCGTTATAATCAGCAACAGGGTGGAAATCAGACCGCACAAGCGGCTAACGGAAATCAGCCAACACCTACACAAGGGGCATGCCAAAGCGCACAACAAGCAGCTATGGAGTCTGCAAGAAATGCAGCAGCACCACCTGCACCTAATTTTCCTCCCGCAGTAGATGAGAACGGAAACCCTATTCAAGGTAATAATGATGATTTACCATTTTAAAACTTAGACTATGGCACTCTATAATTTGAAGAACGTTTACGATAGGAAGAAGTTCAAGGAAGCCTGCAATCAGATGGTTCTGAAGAACGAATACGTTGAATTGAAAAAAAAGAATACTCAACGTTCTTTAGCTCAAAACAGCTATCTACATTGTCTGTTAGGTTACTTTGCTTCCGAATTTGGTTACACTCTCGAAGAAGTCAAGTTTGATATTTTCAAAAAGATTTGCAACCGAGATATATTCGAGAGAAAGCGACTTAACAGAAGAGGACAGGTGGTTACCTACATCAGAAGTAGTACAGAACTCGATAAGGCAGAAATGACAACTGCAATAGAAAGGTTCAGAAATTATAGTAGTGCTCAGTGTGGGCTTTACCTACCTACACCTCATGAAAGTGAAATGTTATTTTTTGCTCAACAACAGATTGAGCAGTGTAAAGAATTTGTATAATTTAAAACAGAAAATATTATGTTAGCAGATTTGGATGGTCACAGACCAGAGAAGATTGAGTTTTGTTTGACCGAAGCTCAGAAAGAAATGTTCAAGGACGTGTTGGTACTTTGCGAAGGTGCAAAGAGTGCAGATGAACCTATCAAGGTTCTGCATGACAAGTTCAATGCTCTCTTCCCAGACAATGAAGTTGTTGACCGCAAGTATGATGATTTCGAGATTCACGCTATCCGTGAAGAGTACTGCATCAAGCAGGAGAATGATGTGCCAAAGCGCAAGGAAGAGTTGGAAACCGTTCTTGCTCAGATCAAGACGATGAAGAAGAAAGCCGAAGAAGCATACGCATCAGCACTTCTTGAAGTCAGTGATTTGGCAGCAAGAGTTAAGAATGGCATCACGGATTTCCGCTTACCTTCTACTAAGACCGCTCGTATTGCTCTCAATGGTCATTACCTCTTCTATGCTTGGGTAGATGATAAGTTCCAGCTTTGCAAGGTTCGGAAAATTCCAGATTGGGATAGAAGCGACTTGTGGAGCCAGGAAGATGTCAATCAGCAGGCTATGAAGGAAGTTTTCGGCATCGAGTTCCCCGAAGTAGAAAAGCCAAAAACAAAGGCTGAGGAGCAGACTGATGATAATGACCTTCCTTTCGGTGATGATGATGAGAATGGTAATGATGAAGACGAGTAATCATGTACACACTCAGACCATATCAGAAACAAGCAAGTGATGCTGCCGTCAGAGCGTTCACAGGCAAGACTAAGAAGAATGGACTTCTTATCTTGCCTACGGGCGCAGGCAAATCGCTTGTAATCGCAGATATTGCAAGTAAGCTGGATAGTCCGCTACTCATCTTTTGTCCGTCAAAGGAAATTCTAGAGCAAAACTTCGCTAAACTGCAAAGCTATGGTGTTTTTGATTGTGGAGTATATTCCGCTTCTGTTGGTTGCAAGGATATAAACAGAATAACTTTTGCTACCATCGGAAGCGTTATGAACCACATGAAAGACTTTCAGCACTTCAAGTACGTAATGGTTGACGAATGCCATCTTTGTAATGCGAAAGGTGGACAATACAAAACCTTCTTCGAAGCCGCGGATAGACAGGTTATCGGCTTAACAGCAACACCATATCGACTAGGAAGGGGACTTAATGGCAACTCGATGCTAAAGTTCCTTACGAGAACTAGACCAAGAATATTCGATGAGGTTCTGTACTATTGTCAGATTTCAGAATTGCTTGCAAAAGGTTATCTTGCCGATTTGAGATACTTCGATTGCACTCAGCTAGATATGTCTAATGTGCATGCCAACTCAACAGGAAATGACTTTGATGAAAACTCCCTAAAGTTGGAATATGAACGAAGCGGATTCTATGATCAGCTTACTTCCACTACCCTACGTGTATTGAAGCCAAAGAATAAAATACCGAGAAAAGGAGTTTTGGTCTTCACTCGATTCACGGAAGAAGCGGAAAGATTGACAGATAAACTGCAACAGAAAGGTATTAATTCTGCAATCGTTACAGGCGAGACTCCAAAGAAAGAACGTGAAGCTATCTTGGAGAAGTTCAAGGATGGCACCATAAAGGTTGTCTCTAATGTCGGAGTTCTCACCACAGGATTTGATTATCCCGCACTTGACACGGTTATCTTGGCAAGACCAACGAATTCTTTGAGTCTCTACTATCAGATGGTGGGACGAGCTATCAGACCTTTCAAGGATAAAGACGGATGGATAATCGACCTTGGCGGTAGTTTCCGTTCCTTCGGAAAAGTCTCTGATTTAAGAATAGACCTAGAGGTGCAAGGTTCATCAAGATGGTGTATCAAGTCTTTAGGCAAACAATTGACTAACGTAAGTTTTTAAATTATGAAAATTGAAGCAAAACAGATTAATGAGTGGGTTAAAAAAGCCTACGATAATGCTGTCAAACATGGATGGCATGAAGAAGAAAAGTCTAATGCGCATTGGTTGATGATGGTCTGCACAGAAGTAGCAGAAGCCGTACAAGCTGACCGCAAAGGAAACTATATGGACGACCTTGACAAAGAAGGTCTTAAAACCGTACTTGCCAACGACCATGGTGGCAGTTTGTTCAATAAATACTACTCTGATACCATCGAGGGAAAAGTAGAAAGCGAGTTGGCAGATATTTGTATTCGTGTTTTTGATTTGATGGGTGTTTGTGATGTTGAGGCAAAGGACGGATTTTCCACATTTGACTCTGAGGTTAAGTATGCTAAAGAGCATAGTTTTACCGAAAATGCCATCATGGTTACTAGAACTATCGTTTCGTGCAACCTTAACTCATCTATAAGTGTAAAGGCAGAAATGTTCTGTGTCTTATATAAAAGTATTCTTTCCTCCGTTTTTGAATGGGCAGAAGCACTTGGAATCGACCTCGTTCAGCACATCAACTTGAAGATGCGTTATAACGAAAGCAGAGAATACCATCACGGAAATAAGCTGTATTAAAGAGTCCTATGGTTATGAATAAATACTATTTCAACCGCAAGCCAAAAGCGGCTCAAACCGAAAAAAAAGAGGTAAAAAAGACTACTTCTAAGAGCAAACCTAACTTGGTTAAAAAGCTCGATCGGATATTCTCTCTTTATATCCGCTTGCGTGATGTTATGGCTAATGGTTATGTTCGGTGTATATCCTGCGGGCAGATAAAGAGCTTTGAAGATGTGGACTGCGGTCACTTCCATAGTCGCCGCCACATGGCAACTAGATTCAATGAAGATAACTGCCATGCTGAATGTAAATTCTGCAATCGTTTCTCTGCGGACCACCTCATAGGCTACCAACGCAACCTCATTCAAAAAATAGGGCAGCAAAGATTTGATCTGCTAAACGTGAAGGCGCATTCTACATGTCACTTCACTTCTAGTGAACTAGAAGATATGATTGCTCACTATACGGCTGAGGTTAAGAAACTTAGCAGTCTCAAAGGTATCAAAGTTAATATTTGATAATATTTTCGGTAATATTATTTAATCAATAAATAATTTATTATCTTTGCACCGAAGAAATTAAATCTCTGAAACGTGGAACTTTCGGATAAAAAATATTCAGACCTCAATAAGTATTGTTTGGGTTCCACCTGCGTAAGCAGCTAAACAAGAAAGTTGAGGTTTTATTGTACAACTATGGCAGATTGGATAAGACTTCCTCGCAGCATGTTTGATTGGGATTGGTTCGATAAGCCCGAAATGCTTTCCCTCTTTCTATATTTGCTCAACAATGCAAAAGAGAAAGAAGTAAAGCATGATGGAATCGTCGAGCATAGAGGACAGTTTTTGACTAGTCTTGGAAAACTCAGCACTATTATTGGTGCAGGAAAACAAGTGGTTAGAACCTGTTTGTCAAAGCTAATAAAAATGCAGCTAATAGAAGTGAATACGGAAAGATTATATTCCATCATCACTATCTGCAATTATGATGACTATTTTGAAGCTGAGGTCAATAAGCCTAAAAATGAGCTAAAGAATGAAGATACTAAACCAGTAGAAGCACCTAAGGAAGATAAGCCTAAGAAAACGAAAGAGGAGATTGCAGCAGCAACCGAAAAGCGAAAGAAAAAATTCGGTCAAGATTTAGTTCCTTATGTTGCAACTTATGGCAAGGATATGATCAGAAAGTTCTATGACTATTGGTCAGAAACGAATAAGTCCAAAACTAGGATGAGGTGTGAGACTGAGAAAACATGGGATTTAAATCTAAGGCTACAAAATTGGGCAAGACGAAATAAAGACTTCGGAACAAAGCAATCTGGTACGGCTCTACATAATTCGGAAAACAAAGATTATAACGAAGGAGGATGGTAATTATTAATGTAGATTTCAATCAAATTATTCAAAGATTCGAGAAGGGAGAAGACTTGTTTCTCGCTGACAAGGTGAGAATAAGGATTCCTAACGCAGAACAAAGGCTTCGTGGGGGGCTAGACTATTTCGTTGATAAATACACCTGTGGGGAAGTTCCTCATGCGAAATGGCTAGAGAATAATTATCGTCCTATCGTTGATTGGATGACAGACAATAAAGGAAAGGGGCTTCTTATTACAGGTGGGTGTGGTCTCGGAAAAACTCTGATAGGTAAGCATATACTTCCTTTACTCCTTCAAGACTCTTGCAGAAAACTCGTCAATATCTTTACTGCCCAGGAGTTGAATACAAAGATTGATGAGATTCTGAAACTCCACATCATTTATATTGATGATATTGGCACAGAGGAGGTGTCGAAGGTTTATGGTAATGTACGATGTACATTCTCTGAATTATGTGATGCAGCAGAGCAAAAGGGGAAGCTTCTCATCATTACCACCAACTTAACTGCAAACGAACTCGAAGCAAAATATGGAGAACGAACTATAGATAGGTTAAAAGCCATCACTAAGTTTGTCCCTTTCACAGGTAAATCATTAAGAAAATAGATATGGAAATTAAAGAAGACAAAGATTTCTTGTTTGCTACAAAGCAAGCTATATTAGCAACCTTCCTTGAAAATGATGAGGAAAGAAGAATGTTTAGAAACGCCATTTACAATGCTATTAAGTGGGGTAAAAGACATTAGTATATAAACTACAAACAAAAGAGCAATGAAGATGTTACAAGACATTACAGATTGGTTCAAGGCTGAAATTCTTGGCGACCAATCATTACAACAGGAGAGAAAGAAACTGAAATCACAGAAAGATTTCGAGAAGCGTATTAATGAAGCAGCTCGCCATGTCTGCCTCTCAGATCGTCCTAATGATGATGGGGCTCCATATCCTGTTATCTGCATGGATGGCACCGTTATCTATAAAATCTGCGAGAATCCTCGAATCGAGAAAGGAGAAATCAGCCTTGAAGATGTAGGGGATGTTTTGGTAAGGCAACGCATTCATTATGCCGAAAACAATCTGAATTTCAGATAGTTACGTGGTTTAAAAGTTAAATAAAGTTGCTAAAAAGCGATTAAAGAAAGTAACGTTTGGTCAATCCAAAATTTCTTTGTATCTTTGCATCAGTTAATTAAACAACAAATAAGTTTAACAATTAAATGATAAGAGCAATGAAAAAGGTAAAGTACGTTATTAAGGCAACTAAGTTCAAAGATAACACATACGAAGATGTTGTTTTTGAAAATCAGCCACTCAGTCAAAAACAAGAAACATTCAGTGACGTAAAGCACATCTTAGATTTGGATTTCGAGAATGCTTTAGACGAAGGCAAGAAAGTTCAGTATGACGGAGTAGAGCTTGATATCTTCAATGAAGATGGTACAATTCTCAAAGAATGGATTCAAGACGTAGCATAAAGGTAATGGGGTGACTAACCATCACTCCACAATATATAGAGCAATGAAATACGAAGAAACGTTTAAATCCGAAGTAGCTTCAATTGAAGCTATGCTTTACAAAGCAAAACAACGTAGAAAAGAATATGGTGCATTGAATGCCATCATATACATGAAAGAATGGCTTAAAGTTGTCTACGAAGAACTGAACGATTTCACATTGACTTAACAAAAGATATGAAACATGTATGTAGTAATTGCATATCTTCCGATATATGCTATAATGAAGGCAAGAAGCCTAATGACACTTGCCATCAATGGGAATGGAGATATACAGGTTTATGGTTTGATAATTAAAAAGTAAGACAATGGGAAAAGAGAAAGTTACAGTAAACGATTTGAAGGTTACACTCTCAGAGCTTGGTGTAACATCTGGCTTGACGCAGGAAAAGATTATTCAACGCCTGCAGGTCAATGGCTGTTTGATTGCAATGGTAACAGATGTATTGGATCAGCTCATCAAGGAAGAACAGGGCATGTTTAGGCTGTTAAGCGTTCGCTACAAGCAAGAGCAGAAGATGCACTACACTCAAATGCAGGATGCTGCCAAAAAGTACTACTTCCATTTGAAACCCTTTAATAAGAGTTTCTTCGGTGATGAGAATATTTGCGCCAACCTGGAGGATAACGCAAATGACATCTATGAAATCATCAAACTTCTTGCGGACCACACTAACGACCACAAGGATATGGAAGTGATTAAGAGAAACCTCAGAAAAAGAAAGTTGAACCATCATATTTTCGATTAAGATTATGTCAGTATATAAAGCAAACGTAGATTTATCAGACTTATTTCACGATATGTCTTACAATTATCAGAAAAGCTTCCTTGTTGAAGAGTTCTGTTCTTTGCCTATAGAACATCAGGTAAAAGTTGTTGGCGAAATGCTGAAGAACCTTAATGGCGATCAGACAGCCAAAGTTATAGAAGCCGCTTTTGATAATTTGCATGAGCAAGCACAGGAGCACGTAATCAACTATGTGAACGAATAAAACAATGATGTCCGATAAACAATATAAAGTTGCTCGCAAGGGTATTGTCGAGCAACTTAGAACCGCTCAGAAACTTCATTGTAAGCACATGGAACAGAAGTATAAAGAGGCTTTGGAGAAGTTAGAGAAACACTTCTTAAAGCCGGATGCCGTGGGCTGCTTCGATTGGAGTGCAAAGGTATCAAGTAGTTATTATCATCTTTAAATAAAGACGAACTATGGTTGTGTAGGTGGTTATACTTATTGTATTCCTTACAACGAGGAGACTGCAAAGCTAATTGGTACAACAAATAACGTGGAGGGCTAGGTATGAAAGAGCTTAAAGATTTGGTTGTTGGTGATGATGTACTAGTTACAGGTATGTATTACAGACGTATCGCCAAGGTTGATAAAGTGACAAAGACTCAAATTGTTGTCGATAACGCTAGATATAGAAGAAATTCGGGCTGGCAATGTGGTGACGTATGGGATAGGAAAAGTATATCTGTTCCAACAGAAAAGGAAATATCAGATGTTAAAGAAGAGAATTTTCGCAAGAAACTCATCTACGCTATCAGGTCTTTTGATTTCAAACGCTTATCAACAGATGAGTTAAAACAAGTGTACAAGATCGTAAAAGACAAAGAATGAACGAGATTAAAGTAGGCGAAAGAGTAACTATTATTCTTGAAGCTGTTGAACATGACACTTGTGAAGGATGCTTCTTTAAAGGAGTGGCTGGCTATTGTGGTGCAGCTCCACTTGGATTGAAGTGTCTTCCTAAATATCGTTCAGACAAAAAGAATGTAATCTTTAAAGAAGTTAAGGAGTAAAGCGTATGAGTAGAAATTTAATGAGAATGGCTTTAATAATGGCTGCTACGGCAGCTTATGCACAAGATGATATTTTTGGGTGTTCAAGTCCTAGACTTGACGCACCAAGCGGCAATATTCCTTCTGATAAGCAGAAGTGTCAGCCAAAGGAACAGCATGAGTTCATCATCAAGGGGATAAAAATTATGGCAACTTCAAAGAAAGATGCTATTAAGAAGTTTAATCATCTTAAAAAGTAAAGTATATGAAAAAATTAGAATATATTCCAGGAGATATAGTAAAAATTGAATATGGAGAAGCTACAGGAAAAATAGGTTTCGTAACAAATACTTTTTTAAGAAGAAAAGGTTACTATAGTCTTGTTGTATTTATTGGTAAAGGGTTTCAAGGTTCTTCTAAAGACGATTGGATTCAAACTTATAATGATGAGGTATCTCCGATTCCTCTCAATACTGAGATTCTAGAGAAGAATGGATGGGAGAAAAAAGTGATGAGCAGAGGAGTAAAGAATAGTCATTTGGTATATACAAAACCCGATATTGAAGAATATGGGTATTTTCCTATTTACATAGAAAAAGGTATCCGTAATGAGTTTGATGTATATCCGTTTACTGACAATAATGTATGTAAACCAATTGCATACATTAAGTATGTTCATCAACTTCAGCACTTACTATTTACTCTAGGAGTTAACTCAGAAATGGAGGTGTAGGTATGAGTGTAGCAACACAAGTAAATTACCATTGCCCTTTCTACGGAAGAAAATGTTACCAATGCGGTTATTGGAATCGTAGAGGAAATGAATGTGAGATAATAACTCATCAAGACAGAAAGATTTGATGTTTAACCGCCTTCGGGCACTAAAATATAAGTAATATGACAGAAATAGAATTATATAACGAATTACAGAATGTAGAAGGTTGTTTGAAGAAATTGGATTCGCAAATATCAGAGCTTCGCAAAAAGCAGAATGGTATAATGGGTGATTTTCTAAGTTTGTTACCTTTCCAGGAAGGTGACAAGGTGAAAGATAAAGATGGCAATATCTTTATCATAGAACGTCTAAAAAGTGCCATGTGTCTTTGCAAGAATGAAGTCAAGGTTCATTTTTTTATCCGAAAAATAAAGAAAAACGGAGAACCTTATCAATACGCAAGCCAAGCTTGGGGAATTGATTATTTTTCCCTTGAGAAAGTAGTAGAGTAATAACCATCCTGTAATGGAAATAAATAGATAGTAATATGAATACAGAAAAATTAGAAAGAGCAAATATCTTAGCAAAGGATTTAATTCCTAAAGTAGATGAACTTTTAAATATGTCTCCACAATCAAGCAGTGGTGTACTTGCAGGTGCTATTCGGGGACTATCAAATCATGATATGGAATTTGAAACTAAATTCAAGCAGCTTCTGAATGAAACAAAACAGAGATTTCAAAAAGAGTTTGATGAGCTTTAGTAAAACTAACCATCCCTAATGGGATATAAATATAAAGTAATTATGAAAAAGTTTATTGGTACAAAGGTCATAAAGGCAGAACCTATGACTGTTACAGAAGCACAAGTGCTTGGTGTAGAAATTAAGCCAGCAACCGTTGAGGAAAATGGCTACTTAGTAGAGTACAAGGACGGATATAAGTCTTGGTCTCCTAAGAGTGTGTTTGAGGAAGTCTATCGTGAACTAGGCTCTGTTAACTTCGGTGGTGCTATTGACTTATTGAAGGCAGGTCTTGCGGTAAGACGCAAGGGATGGAATGGCAAGGGATTGTTTATCGTTAAGCAGGTTCCTTCTCATATCACAGGTGACATCATTCCTAATATGCAGTCACTCCCTCAGTCTGCCAAGATCATCTTGATGAACCGTGAGAATCCTCACATTGACTATACTAATCAGATGCTTATCATCAATCCAGATGGAAGAGCAGATTCTTGGGTTCCTTCCGTATCTGATGTATTTGCGGAAGATTGGGAGGTTGTAACTGAGTAACTAACCGCCCTCTCCTTGGCGACAAGGAGAGGGTAAAAAGAAGAGAATATGGCAGAGATTATTTACTTTGGAACAAATGGGTGTTCTGGTCATTATCCTATTGGCATTGATAAAACGCTGACAGGGGCAGAGTATGAGATATGGCGCGAATGCGATAATGAAACTTGGATAAATAATATCCGAAAGAATCCTGGTCGCCATCTCATCAAGCATCACGGAGAGGTTTATACTAATTATGGTGTTCCGTTCTCTGTAGATGATGAAAGAGGAGGCTCACATACCGAACTATTTTGGAAAGGCATTCATACGAAAGAAGAAATCGTCAACTTGATAAAGAATAATCAGTTTTTGGCAAGGCAATTCAAAATGGATGAGGCAATTAAAGATGTGGCAACAGTTTGTGGTGTCAGGTACAAAGATATTAAATCTGCGATAAACATGACACAAGTATTCGCAGGTGGTAAAAAGAAGAGAATATGAATGCAAATAAAATAACAATAGCTGGCTATATTGTATATCTCCAAAGTATGTATAAACGATATGGCAATATAAGTATTGCGCAACTAAAGCTTATAGAAAGAATCAGAAAAAAAAGGAGGATAAGCAATGAGTAAAGTAACTGCAATTAATATAATTATCAAAAAGAAGAATCAATTAAGAAAGCATAAAGAGGGATATGTTTCTTCCATTAGTATTGATGACATTCTTGTGTGGTTGAACGACATTCAAAAAGAGTTGGAGGATTGATATGGAAAAGATATTATTAGATGAATTATCAAACATTATATCTGCATATAAAGAAGGTAAGGCTTTACAGTTCTACACTTCATATGGTGAGTTTAAAGACGTCTCAGCAGAAGAGTTTGATATAGAAAAATGGTACAAAAAGCCTAAAAAATTCCGAATCAAGTCAGAGTCAAAATACCGCCCATTTAAGGATGAAGAAGAGTGCTGGCAAGAAATGTTAAAGCATCAGCCGTTTGGTGTTGTTAAAGATAAGTACTTTGCTAATTATCAAACACATCGTGCATTTACATGCTTAGTTACTAATGGCTGTCACTTCCGTGGATATGAAGATGAGACATTTGAAAATAGCTTTAAGAATTTGTTATTTGCCGACGGAACTCCGTTCGGTGTAAAAGTGGAGAAATAGTTATGGCATGGGTAGCAGTAACAAAACAAGGAAGAGAATTTATCTCAATGTGTAAGCCAATAAGAGTGACGGATGAATATAACTATTATGGTTGGAAAGATACATTTACTGAGATTTCTCTTCCTAAAGGCAGCATCAAGAGGCTCATCGGAAGAGAATTATCTTGGAATGATTCCCCTGTAGAATTAAATTAATTATTGCTTATGGAAGAAGTTTGGAAAACTATTCCTGGTCTCAGATGTTATGAAGTAGAGGTCATTGATGGAGTGTATAACGTTAAAGCAAAGGAGAAATAGCGTATGAAGAAACAAATAATTTTAGACGAACAAGATATGAATGAGTTTACAAAGATTTTCGCAAAGACAATAGAAGATGAAGCTATCAAACAGATAGAAACCCTATCTAATAGCGAGGCTTACAATAGTTGTAAAATAAGAATAATGCCAGATTGCCATGCAGGTAAAGGATGCACTATTGGCACGGTAATAGAGCTTGATAACAGAGTAGTTCCTAACACTGTTGGAGTAGATATAGGCTGCGGCATGAAAGTCGTAAGACTTGGTAAAGTTGATATTGACTTGCAGAAATTTGATGAAGCAGTCAATAAGTTGATTCCGTCTGGTTTTAATGTCAACGAGGGAGAAGTATCAGCCTACATAAACGGATTGGTTGATGGTTGTATGTTTGGCAAATTCCGTGCTTGGGATTGTCTTACCAGCATGGAAATAGTATATCGTTCTGTTGGAAGTCTTGGCGGTGGCAATCACTTTATTGAGTTAGATGCAAATGAAGAAGGAGAGAAGTTTCTTGTGATACATACAGGAAGTAGAAACCTTGGTGTTAGGGTATGCAACTATTACCAAAAACTTGCCTACGAGTATTGTCGTAAGAAAATAGCTGATAAGTCTGAGGTTATTGCCAAGTTGAAAAGCGAAGGAAGAGAAAAGGAAATACAGAGTGCTATCAAGTTGTTAGGTACTAGAAATATTAGCAAGGAACTTTCTTACTTGGAGGGCGATTTGCTTGATGATTACTTAAATGATATGCGTATAGTTCAGAAGTATGCCGAGCATAATAGAAGAATTATAGCTAACAGACTCGTCAATGCTCTAGGTGTGGATATTGACCCAAATTCAGACAAGCATTCTTTTACAACCATTCACAACTATATAGATACAGACAAGGGCATATTGCGAAAAGGAGCTATCAGTGCAAAGAAAGACGAGATTGTCATTATTCCTATGAATATGCGTGACGGTTCTCTTATCTGTAAAGGTAAAGGAAACAAGGAATGGTTATGCTCAGCCCCACATGGAGCAGGTAGATTGATGTCTCGTACACAAGCGAAGAAAGAGTTATCTATGGATTCTTACAAGAATGAAATGAATGGTATTTATTCCACATCAGTTTGTGAAGAAACCATTGATGAAGCACCTATGGCATACAAGCCAACCGAAGAGATTGTTGAGTTAATCAAACCTACGGTTGATGTCATTGATGTTATTAAACCAATTTACAACTTTAAAGCAAAATTATAATTAGCAAGGAAATATTTGACTTCTCTGAGGCTCTGAGAAGAATGAAGGAGGGTAAGAAAGTGAGAAGGGTAATTTGGGAAGAATGTGGAGCTTATATCCATATTGTCTCTGAGACTATTGTGGCTGTATGCGATGGAAAATTCTTTCCTTGTGTTTTCAAAGATTCTGAGGATATTCTCGCAACAGACTGGGAGGAGGTGGGGAGGATGAAGAAGAAAATATTGACCCTCACCATCGACAAGCAATGGTTCGATATGGTAGTATCGGGCAAAAAGAAGGAAGAGTATAGGGTAATTAAAGATTTTTGGATGAGTCGCCTTCTCCTTATCAAGGATGAGAAATTCAAAGATTTCGATAAGTACGATAAGCTTCATATCGGTAAGACATTTGAAATGCTTATAGACATCAATACTATCAAGGAGAAACTGAATAATGGTACAATGAAGTTCGTACCATTCACTCACGTTCTCTTCAAGAACGGCTACTATGACGATAGCCCAAAGGTCGTGAAGGAAATTGAGAGTATCACCATCGGCAAGCCTAAGAAGGAAATGTGTCCAGACAAATGGTTGGATCATGAATTTTTCATCATCAAGTTCAAGTAATATGGATAAAACAACAGAGCTATCATATAATCACCTCATTTCGCAACTCAGAAAAGAAAACGCTGATTTGAGGAATGAGGTGCGAGAATTAAGGAAGTTGCTAACAAGAAAAGGTGACAAACCGCCTAATTAACACTCCGTAACACCATGTTAAAAGCAGTTTTTGCGTTTTTCTTGTCAAATTAGCTTCCTGTAATTTTCGGTAACATTAGTTAAGTTAACGAAACGGCAAATACTTCACATAAGCCTTTCTAAGCTGTTCTATTTTCTTCCCCATATCCTTATACCATTTTTCTGAAAAAGCCTTATATAGAGGAAAATAGGCTTTATTTAACACTCTAGTTATCAACAAGTTATATAAAGTTAAGCAAGAAAAATAATGAGGCTAAAATTTGGTCAAATGCTAAAAAATGACTATCTTTGCACCATCAAAAATAAATAATAACAATTAAAAGATAAGAGCAATGAAACAGACAGTAAACGTATCAAACAAAGCTGAGGTTGTAGCAGCAGTTACAAGTGATTTTGATGGAGGTTATAACTATTTCGAAGGTGACATTCGTAAAGGTAATCTTAGAGCGCATGTAGTTAACTGCTTCTATGGTAACAAGTTGAGAATCCAGATTACCTATTGGGAGGATGGTAAGAGTGTAGCGGTTGATACTGCTTCAACCTGTTCAACAGCAAAGGGAATTGTTAGTAAGGTTTCTAAATTCTTAAATATCAAGTAAATAAAAAGGTAACGACTGGTCCAACCAACTAGTCACAATAAGAGCAATGAAATGTTAGACGGAACAAACATTCACTTTAAGAAAGCAGTTAATGCTGTATTGGTAAAGGTTAACAGAATACATAACAACACCATGTCAGTATACGTTAACAAAAAATGTATTAATATCACCATGTTTGATAATAATACTAATGTTTTTTATTCAGACATGATAAGTGATTATTTAAGCAAGGATGAAATCCTTCAGAAGTTAGATAACTTCAATAAAATGTATCACGCATGGGTGCAACTTCAAAAGAAAGGAGGTCGCCATGAATAAAGAGTACATTGGAACAGATTGCTATAATCGTAAGATGGAGCTTTACCATATCGGCAATGAAGTTTATTGCGACCACATCAAAAACGGAGTTGTCGTCAAGACAAACAGCATCACTGTAGATAACCGCATTCTTGGATTGTTTAGCAGTCCTCATACAAGCGGAGCATATATCTACGATGAGATAGCAAGAATGTATGGCAAGAAGTTATAATAACTGCATATAAAAAGTAAGAGCAATGAAGACAGACAACGTTTTAGAGCATTTCGCTGAAATGATGATTTCACGAATGCAAAAGATGAAGGCAGGAGATTGGAAGATGGGTTGGTTCACCACATCTTATGGTGGTAACCCAGTGAACCTTGGAGGGCGTGAATATAATGGAATGAACTCATTCTTCCTGTTTCTCTGCATGATGGACGAAGAAAGATTCAAATATCCTATCTTTGCTACCTTCAATCAGATAAAGGCATTAGGAGCTAGTGTGAACAAAGGAGAGAAAAGCTTCCCTGTTCTGTTTTGGTCCATTCAGTACAAAGACAAGAATGGAAACAAAATAACAGAAGACAGCTACAACGGAATGACTCGATCAGCCCAACTAGAATGCAAAGTTCAGCCTTTCTTGAAGAGCTACAATGTGTTCAACCTCAGCCAAACCAACCTCGAAGAGATAGCACCTAAGACGACACAAAAGTTGAAGAATAAGTTCAGTCTCAAAGATAAGAATGAGTTACCGACAGACACGGCAGGTATGTACGTCAACGAGAAAATTGATGATATGCTTCTTTATCAGAAGTGGCTCTGCCCTATCCGCTACGACAAGTATTCAAGTGGAGCTTTTTACAGAGTTGGGGTAGATGATATTACAACACCACTTAAAAGTCAGTTCAAGAAGGGCAATACAGAGCAGGAGATATTCGAGGATGGACAGGAGTACTACTCAACCCTTCTACATGAAATGGTTCACTCAACAGGGCACAAGTCTAGATTGAATAGAGGGTTTGAGGAAGAGAAAGGAGAAAATGACTATGCAAGAGAAGAGTTGGTTGCAGAGCTTGGAGCAGCTCTTATCGGAAACGTCCTAGGCTTTAGCAGTCGCATTTTAGATAATAACGCTGCTTACCTGGATGGTTGGATCAGCAAGCTTAAAAAGCAACCAAAGTTCATCGTTTCTGTTTTGACAGACGTAAACAAGGCAGCTAAAATGGTATTAGAAATCGTGAACAAAGAAAAGGCACAATTACTAATGCCTGCATAAGATATTTTATTGCTCTATCTAAGGCGGTATAAGCGGATTTGCTTGTATCGCCTTTATTCATTATCCTCAAAAACATAAAAAGCTCTATAAGCGAAAATAAATATGCAATTTCTTGGTTAAATCTATTTGTTGATTAAATATTTTTAGTATCTTTGCACCAAAAGTAGTAAAGATATGAACATCGAAGAAATACTCAAGAAAACTGATACTATCAGCCAAAAGATAGAAGAGCTACGCAGAAGGACTGTAATGGTCCCTTTGTGGAGTTATCTTTTGAGTTTATATGAGCCAGCAAGCCATAAGGTAATGACAGATACCATAAGCCTTCGTGATAAAGACAATGGTGAAAAATCATCCCGTATAGCGGTTGCCCTTGAAAAGCTGCTCACAAACAGAATAACAGAATTTACATTCTCTATACCTGTTAAGAGAAAGTACAACACTCCAGAAAATGATATTCAGAGGGAAATCCAAAAGGCATTAGAAAAAATCTACGATTGTGCTCATATTGACAACATGAACTACAAACGTGGACTAGCCTATTTCGCAAGCTGTGAAATCTTCACCATCTGGTATTCTGTTAAGAAGCATAACTCTCTATATGGTTTTGAATCAAACTACAAGTTGAAGTGCAAAACCTTCTCCCCTATGGATGGAGTAAGATTGTACCCTATCATTGATGAGTATGATGATATGCAAGCTATGTCGTTTGAGTATGATAAGACCGTTTCCGATAAAGAGACGATAACATTCTTCGAAACCTTTACAGAAAACTATCATTTCATTTGGAAGAAAAGTAACCTTAGTGAAATGTGGGAGGAAGTAACTGCACAAGTTGATGAGGACGGGAACACTGAGAGTGGTGAGGAAATCATCATCCATAAGATTCCTGGAGCATACCTGTCTCGACCTCACGCCATCTACGAGGGGCTTGATAATATCCGAAGTGAATTTGAGTATAATATCAGTCGCAATAGCAACGTGATTGCATATAACGCTGCACCAATCGCAAAAGTCAAGGGTGGCATAGTCGGACAGGAGAAAAAGGGAGAAAGTTTGCGTATATGGAGAGTCGAGAATGATGGCGATATTTCATACGTATCATGGAATCAGTCGCAAGAAGCGGTTAGCGGTCAGAATAAAACCCTCCTCGGATTGTACTGGATGCTTTCTCAAATGCCAGATATTAGCTTTGAGAATATGAAATCTCTTGGTAATATCGGCTACGATGCAAGACAGACGTTGCTCACAGATGCACATCTGAAAGTTCGCATGGAATCGGGCGCTTTCAAGGAGTTCTTTGAAAGAGAGTTCAATGTAATCAAGGCATTCTTGAAGGTCATGAATCCAAAATGGGAAAAGGAGATAGATAACGTCACCTGCGACCACATCATCACTCCTTACATACCAAAGGATGAGAGCTACGACATCACCATCAGACAAAAGGCTAATGGTGGTAAGCCGGTAGAAAGTCAGCTTGAATCCATCGTTAAGCTTGGGCAGTCGCAAGACCCTCAGCAGACAATGGAGGATATTCGACAGGATGAACTTAATGCGGCAGCAGTACAGCAGTCTGCTTTTGCTATGGGTGAACAAACAATATAAACGCAATAAATTGCACAAGTTATGAAGAAAAAAATCGCAATTTGGCTATTCAAGTTAGCTAGAAGACTCTACCCTATCAGTGTAACTGTCTTCGAACAGAAAGAAATCCTAGAGCCAAAGGTATGTGCCAAGGCTTATCGTATCGACAAGAATTACATTCGCCACTACAAGCGAGACCATCATGTCAAGTCCATGAGAGAAGCTTTGCATGAGATAACAAAGGAAACTCTCGCACAGGCAAAGAAAGATGTACTCAATACTATCGAATCCAAGATCATGAAGCAGAGAGTATATCAGAAGGATGGCAATACGATTGTAGAGGTAAAGGTTAATTGCTATGTCTCCAAAGAAGAAGGTTAAGCCTATTCCAAAAGAACCTCAGTTCTGCAAATTATGTGCCCACGTTTCCAATCCACGTAATCTTAGTGTTACGGGAGAGCCAACGTTGGGCACTTGCCCTTATGAGGAGTTTGCTATCCTCTATCAAAGGGAATGTGTAAACGAACATTATAAGCCGAAATAAATGAGACCAAATATCCCCAATCAAAAGAAAGCATACGATGCTCTGAACAGACGCTTAGTTAACTACGTGGCACAAGTTCAGAGCATTTATGATAGAATCGCTAGCCAAGTTGCTACTGCTATAGATGGTGTCGGTTATGATGGTTCTGCGGAGTTCTTGTTTGGGGACTATCCAGAACTGAAACAAACCATCAATGGCATTATGACCAGTTATGCTGCACAGATGAATAACCTCATCTATGCAGGTACCACAAATGAGTGGAAAGAAAGTAACATCATGCAGGACCTACTTGCAAGAAAGGTACTTCGTGCTTATGATTTTGAGAAGGGTGGAGATAAGTACAACAGGTATTTCCAACCTAATTCAGATGCTTTGAAGGCTTTTCTGAATAGGGTTGATAAGGGGTTGTCTGTTTCGCAGAAACTATGGTATCAGTCACAAGCCTTGAAAAAGGAGCTAGAGCATACCATATCAACTGCAATAGAAAGAGGGCAGTCTGCGGTTGTCCTCAGCAAGCGAATCAGTAAGTATCTGTTAGACTATCCTTCATTAAAGGCAGATTATACAGAAAAGTTCGGAAAAGCCGCAACATGCGCGAATTGCCAATACGCATCTATACGTTTGGCAAGAACCGAGATAAACATGGCTTACCGAAAGGCAGAGCAGACACGTTGGCAACAATTTGACTTCATCTTGGGCTATGAGATTAAGTTGAGTAAACGCCACCCTGCACCCGACATCTGTGATGATTTGTTGGGAATATACCCAAAAGACTTTGTCTTCCTAGGTTGGCATCCTAACTGCATGTGTTATGTTGTACCTATTGTGATGAGCGATGAAGAGTACTATGGTTCTCCTTCCATTCAGAAGTCAGCTATGATTTCTCGCACCCCAAAGAACTTTAATGACTGGGTACGCAAGAACCGCAGCCGAATCGGGCAAGCTGAAACCCTTCCATACTTCTTGAAGGATAACAGAAAGTATTGGCACCTGTCCGTTGAGGACGCGGCTGAGTACCGCCATGCTGACAGAGACGAAAAAGCCATAAAGCTTGCTTGGAAGAACAGAGACTTATTGAAATACAACATAGATGTAGATAATTCTGACATAGCAACATTAAGGCGAAATGCTAAAGCCTATGATGTTGATATATCAAGCTTTGAAAAATTCCTCACTACACATCAATTTAAAGAGAGTTTTGGAATGCTGACTGATAGTGAACGCTCTGTATTATCAGATATGTTCGACAAGTATGATGACAAGGTTCGTCAAGCTGTAGAGTCTTTCGGCAGGACAAAGAAAAGTTATCTAGCAAAGTTTGATTATAGCTATAATTTCGGCGATTGGAGGGATGGCATAACTAATAAGTTTGCAAATATCACTCCTACACAATTCGAACCAGTGAGCAAGATAAAACCAAAGTTGAAGGCTACCTATGATGAAGCTCGTAGGGAACTGCAAGACCTTCGTTCTATTCCGTTGAAGCCTAAGAAGCTGATAGATGATTTTGATGATTGGGAATTGGAGACTGCATTAGACGTCCAGGAAGCAGTTATGGCAGGAAAGAAACTCATGCAAAATCTGTATGGTCCAAACATTGATAACGTCAATTCTTGGATAAGAGTAGAATCGGCTCGCATAACAGAAGGCTGGGGCAAGGCTTATGAGGTCTTTCTTGACGAGTATCATAACGGCTTGAAGGAGGTCATGGAAGCTGCTACCCATCTGAACGAATTGAGAACAGCAGATTTGAGTATCATTCCTACAAGATGGATTCCTCGCTTCAATGATTATATCAAGACCATAGAAACTGCAAGGATTGATGTTCGAGGTTATGAAAGGGTTTATCGTGAGATAGAGGGTGCGTACAACATCTATAAGCTGTCTTCGGATCAAGATTTGATTGCGTATGGCTTAGATAAGCTATCCTTCAATACACCTCATACCATCGTGGAAGGTTTTAGAGGTATTGGGTTGAGTCCGACCAAATGGCTTGGAAAGAAAGAGTTCTACGATAGCTTTGATAAGTTTGTTCCTTGTATTAGCCTTAGCGGAAACAAAGCCTACTATTGGAGTAAGTATAAGCATGTTAGAATAGACTTCGATGGTCTGAAGGAAAGAATCTTAAATTCAGAATGGTATCGCAAGGGTCTCCAATATCACGAATACGGACACGCTAAAGCCGCATTACAAGGTAATTGGGAAGGAAATGCAGACTTCAAAAATCTTTATAAAAGGTTTTTTGCTGACTACAACAAGCCCGAATATAGATACGTAGATGGAGAAGGTGTTTCGCAATGGAAAATCGCTGATAGACTATTTGAAGAGCTCAAACTCGTAAAAGACAAAACGTATGATGTAATGGAACAATTTGGCAAAATCTCTGATACTTTGCAAGCTATCGACAAAGACCACAACTGGATACAGGGAATGTTAGGACACGACGTCGATTACTTCGCATCGAGTTTGCATAATTGTTTAGCTGATATTATAGCCCATTTAAGCGAAAATTATTGGTCTAACAATAAATACTTCAAAAAGGTTTTGCCAAGGCTTTATAATGAAGCTATGGCTCTCTATGAGAAGTATTATAAGCTAAACAAACCGACAAAAAGATAGGTGGTAGTCTATGGTTCTACCACCCATCTTGATTTTCTTTCGGTAGGACCTACGGCTGATTCATTGGTAATATAGGTCAGACCAAACTTTGTTTTAGTTTTCATTGCCTTGCGAATAGAGAGCATTATTTCTTCTCTCGTAAAGCCGCTAATAGGATAGTTTTGTAGAGCTAATTCTACTGCGCACATTTGAGCTACACCTGCATTTCCTTTGGTATAGTAGTTCACAACCTGTTCGTCTGTAAGCTCGTCCACGGACTTAACAGAGCATTGTTCTAGATATTCTTGTATATTCATGCTGCAAAGATAGTAAAAGTTTCCCAAACTACAATACGTCCGATTAAAAAGTTAGCAAAAGTTAGCAAACAGGCTATAAAGAAGTTTAAAAGTTAAACTATTGTAAGTACCTGGAAATAAGATAGTTGATATTTGGTTAATTCGCAAAAAACGACTATCTTTGCACTATCAAAATAAAAATAACAATTAAAAGATAAGAGCAATGAAATACGAAGAAACGTTTAAACAACAAATGGTAGTAATTGAAGCCATGGTAGAAAAGACCAAAAAGGCGAAGGAAGAGAACTGCGACCTTTATGCTCTCATTTACATGAGGGGATGGCTTAAAGGAATTGTAGATGATTTGGATAAGATTATCCCTTAACAACATGTTTTTAATTCTTAAAGGTAAGTAATTATGACACAGCAAGAATTTGAACAGCGAGTAGGAATATCGGTCAATGCTACCGAATACGCTTCCATCGAGAATGTATATATGGCAAGCGACCTAGATAAGGATGCTTTCTGCATTCTTTGGGAGAAGATGAACTTCAAAAGAGTTGCAAGAGCTAGAGAAGAGAAATCAGCTAAGTTGAAGGAGCAAATGAAGAAGGAACAGCTATTCGACATACTGAACAAGCCATACGGCAAAAACGAGTTCGGTACGCTAGCAGATAACTTCTACAGCAAAAGTGAAAAAGCTGTACTAGAAAGCATCGGAATCCACATGCAGCAAGAAGGAAATGGCATTCCATACTTTGTAAGCGTAGCATCAGTATTGGTTGATTTACGCAAATATTTGAAAGTCGCATAAGAAGGAAATGGTAGGGCTAACCACCCTACCTCAATACGATAAGAGCAATGAATACGATAAAGACGTTTATTCCATCAGAGTCAGTTGACGCATTTAAGAAGTTCGCTGAGAAGACAAAGCGCAATGTAGAAGGTTTCGACTACACCATTAGTAACCCACGAAAAAAGTTATTCCGTCATGCGGTAGTAGAAGATTGTCAAACCATCATTGGGAAGTATTGGCATGACATCTGTGACCTCACCATCAATATGCCAGACGAAAGTAATTGGAGATTGCTGCCACATATAAGAATGGAGCCTTTACTCCTGCTGATACAACCAAGGAGTTGGTATTCAAGATTAAGGAGCATGGAGCTGATTACGGCAAATGCGACCTATGTGGTCATTGGTGTAACAACGCATACGTAATCGAGAATACGCAAACTGGCGATGAACTGCAAGTAGGTTGCGAGTGCATAAAAAAGTTCGGATTGAAGTACATTGACTTCCTCTCAGACTTTACACGCAAACTTTATGAGACCTACGACCACACCATCAGATATGCCACCGATGATGACTATGGAGACCTTATTCCAATTTGGGGTGGTCCTAAGGATAGTAGATATACGGATGCCATCTTGAAGAATGACATGATCGCCATGTGCAAGGCTCAGTATGACGAGTGCCCTGTTTACAAGAAAGGCTATTACGCAAATGGTCACTATTACCCATCAGAAACAATCGCCAAATTAGAGGAAATAAGAGATTCTAAGAAGTTTACGGTTGACTCCTCATACATAACAAAGGTCTGCGATTTTGCGCTCTCTAAAGAGCCTAAATCGCAATTCGAGGTTGAAATGCAGATTTAGTTATGAGCGCATTCAACATCAAAACCTATTATGGCTGTGAAACTTGCGAAGCAGCCAACGAATATGGTAATGGTTGCAAGCATGGTCTGTTATTCCCTGTCCTGCTTGTGATGGCTAATAAAAGGGAATGCCCAAATTATAGATTTCAAAGAAAGGAATAGTATGTGTTATAAAGACAGAATAGAATTAGAGCGACTTTTAGGTAGTTTTGTAACATCACCTAAAAGCCTTCTATCAGAAAAAGAGGTCAAATTGCTAAGAAAAGCCATGCGACTTATTGGTAGAGTAAATAAGAGATACGCGGATTTATACATGTAAATACGAAACGATATGAAATTGCAGGTTTATTTTTTATACAGAACCGATGAGCACCTATCAACAGACAGCAAGGAATTGCTCTTTATCGGCAACCTTCCAAATTGCATAAAAGCAGCAAGGAAGTTTAATGCTACAGATACTCAGATTAATGAACTTGGATATCAAAAGCAAAGCCAACTCAACAATGTAGGTTACGAGTTTATGCTAGAACAGCATACCCTAAACGAATATATAGTAGAACCATAAAATATACGATTATGAAGATATACAAATTGATATGGTATCTCTACACAGAGGACCAACTTAAAGAATCCCTCATCACCGATAAGGAAGTTGCAGAAAAACGTTATCAAGAGCTGAAGAAGTCTCTTTATCGTGGATGCTGGTTATCCCTCTCAGAATTAGTTGAAAACGAAGACCACGAACTAGTGAAGGGTGAAGGTCTTCATTATAACGACATTTAAAAGTTAGAGCAATGGAACAGAAGTTATTAGATTTGATTATCCATATAGGACAAGTTAGAGGTTGGGCTGTAGATGCTACAGATAATGGCAATGACCTTGCCTACATCTTCTTTCAGCGTTATTCTCCTGCTGGTCAAGATTTCAACATGTCAATCGAAATGCCAAACAATGACACGAATGAGTTTTTGAAGAACCTCGATGATTACTACGAGAACTTCGATCCAGATAGTGAAGCCCTAAACTGGTGTGACAAAGAAGGTCATGGTATAAATGGAGCACCCAAACGCTTGAAGGATATCATCATTGATTTCGAGGAAATCGAAAAGGAAATCAAAGAACTCCTAGAAGTGTTCAATCTTCAAATAGAGGAACTAGAGAAAGCTGCCATTCACAAGGTTAAAGTGCAAGTCACCGAATACCTGCAAAAGGTAGTGGAGGTTGATGCCATCAATGGCAGTGACGCATGCGATAAAGTCGAAGAAATGGTTAATGGATCAGAAATCATCTTGACCGCAGACGATTTCACAACAAGAAACATTGAGCCTTATGAAGATAAGTAAAACTACACAAGCTGTGCAAAAGCTAAAAGATGGAGATTTGAAAGGAGCACTCTCCATCTTTTCTACTTTTAAGTATGATTTCACAAGGGATGAACGTAGAATCATGCGAATTGCATACGAAACACTTTGCGGACATGGCGCTTTTTATCAATCATTAGGAATTGATGCTAGTCAGATGATAGTAGATGCGGTAACTATACTAAACGCTAAGTATCTGAATAACAATAAGTTAAACTAAGTTAGCAAAAAGTATTTTCTGCCCAAATCATTTGGTCATTTGCAAAAAAATGATTACCTTTGCACTATCAAAAATAAAATAACAATTTAAAAGATAAGAGCAATGAAAAAGGTAATAGTTGAAATAAGTCTCAGAGACACAAGAAAGGCTTACTCGAGAATGGAAGGTTATAATTTTATAACTGGAAATGGTAAATGGACCTCATCAAATGTTTACGAATCGTCTGAATTTGACGCAGACGATGAAGATGAAATGGACGTATTGGAAGATTTGCGAGATACTATCGAGAACATTCTTTCTGATTGTGAATACGAAATAAATGAAGTAGAAATCTAAAAAAATACATAAGAGCAATGAAACTGATTACGAAAGAAATTAAGAAGAGACTGGAAAAATATCCTCTCTACTCACAGGATGGCAAAAAGGAAGAAGCCATCTGTCAAGCAAAGTTCTTCCTTTGTGTTGGTGCATGGTCTTGGTTCATATTGGAAGCAGACCTAGAGAACAATATCGCCTACGGAATCACTATCAATGGAAGTGGTGAAGGCGAGTACGGCTACACAAGTTTAACCGAGTTGCAGGGGCTAACAACTAAGTTAGGCTTAACCGTAGAGCGAGATACCTCATTCTCCCCTACTCCACTAAAGGATATTGATAACGAATATCTAAAGAAGTTTCTTAAGAAAATGTACGCTTGAAAATAATTTCTCACTTTTTTCAAAAAACTATTTGTTGATTAAATAATTTTATCTATCTTTGCAAAAAGTTACAAAAAAATGAAGATTTATACATCATACTTCTCAAACGGAGCTAAGTTAGCAAAAGCTGGTATCATGATGATCGGTATTGCCCTCTACCCTCCGAAATGGTTTACAGGATTGTCAAACAAGTACGTGTCACCATCATGGGACATTCTTCACAACTCCAAATCTAAAGAAGATTACGTACAACGTTTCAATTCTGAGATATTGGCTCATCGGGACCCAAAAGCATTTCTCTCAGCAATAGAGAAAATGGCAAATGGAAAAGATGTAGCTCTATGTTGCTTCGAAAAGCCAGATGATTTTTGCCATCGCCACCTAGTAGCAAAATGGCTGAATGAAAAGTTGGGAATACAGGTCGAGGAATTTGGAATTTCCAAGAATCCTGTTTACTCGGAGCAAAGCTTGTTTTAGGAATTCCTCCTTTCAAAATACCCACAAGGGTTGACGGCTCGGAAAGACGAGCATTTTTGCGTGTATAGAATATTGTTATTATAAGCGGAGATAGCTCAGTTAGCAGAGCGCAGTGATACCATCACTGAGGTCGTTGGTGCGGCTCCAACTCTCCGCTCTTTTGCGGGTATAGCTCAGTCGGTCAGAGCGTCACATTCCCAATGTGAAGGTCGAAGGTTCGAGTCCCTCTAGCCGCTCTATTTTTGTAGAATTAAAATAAAAGAGCATGAAAATAGCAGTTATAGGAACGGGCAACGTGGGAGTAGCTTTTGCCGCAGACCTCTCTATTAAAGGTCATGAAGTTACACTCCTAAAGACATCTTCATACAAATCAGATGCCTTTGATAGACTTATCAAGAACGGCAAAAGGGTTTTTCTTAAAGAGAAATCAACTTATATAGAAACTGCAATCAAAGAGGTTTCTAAAGACCTCAGTAAGGTTGCAGAAGCAGAAGTTATATTTTGTACTATTCAGAGTAACTTCTATGAGGGTCTAGTAGAACGTATACATCAATACCTTCACAATGATCAGATTGTTGTCTGTATCTCTAGTTACGCATCCTCTTTCTATTTTGAGAAACATTGCAGAAAACTACCAATGTTAGTTGAAGCAACAGGTCCATATTTGGAAGGACGAGTAGAGTTGGATGATAAACCACACGAAGTTGTTTTTCGTGTTGGTTATAGGCATGAAGTTATTCCTGTAGCATGCTTTTCTAATCATGATACCTGCATGGAGAAACTGCATAAAATTAGCAAAGGTTTTATAGCAAAATATTGCGTGCTTGAATCTGCATTACTCAATCCAAATATGGTGTTGCATACGGTAGGTTCAATTATGAGTATTCCGAGAATAGAATATTCAAAGGGAAATTTCTGTATGTATCGTGAAGCATACGCAAGAGGAAATGACTCCACTATCAATTTATTGATGAGACTTGACGAAGAAAAGATGAAAGTCTTAAAAAACTTGGGCTTTTTCAAAACAAGCGTATTTGAAGCAGGAGGTTTCAATATGTCAGACCCAATAGAGAGTTTGCATCGTTACTCAGAATCTAGTGATAGAGCCATCAGCCCAACATCTGTTCACTCACGTTACATCACAGAAGACGTTTCAGAGGGATTGGTACTGATGGAAAGTATTGCACTTCATATAGGCTTAGAGTTACCTGTTACATCATCCCTCATTACGCTTGCAAGTGTAGCTTTAGGAATAGACTTCCGTAAAACAGGAAGAACTATTCAGAGATTAGGTATTATTAACGAAATAGATATGCTTCATGAATGTAGATAGCGATATAAAAAACAGAACATTTGGTATTGAAATCGAAATGTGCAATCTTGAAAGGGCGAAGGTAACTTTGCCCGAAGGTTACTCCTGGAGCAAGGAAGAGAGCATTGATAATACCGATTGTTCAAGCAATAAGCAGTTTGGTGGAGAGGTGAATACCCCTCCACTACATCTTTGCTGCCTAAAAGAGCTGCATGACCTCCGTTCTGTATATGAATCAATGGTTGCTGCAGGTGGAAAGATAAAGTGGAGCATTGATACTCATGTTCACATATACGTAGGAGATTTGTCTGTCGATCAGCTAAAGAAAGTATATCTATTCTTTTATGTCTGCTATCCATATTTTAAAAGATATGCCAAAATTTCAGATTGGGATGAAAACATCTTCAATGCCAAACCTATTCCTACAGAAAAATATTTCGAAGGAGTAAAAAATGCGCAGACGTTTGATGATTTACAAACTCTCTTCACTAATCAGTCTAAGAAGGGATTCATTCGTCATGCAGTGAATATTTCTGCATACTTCAAGACGAAGACGATAGAATTTAGAACGTTTCATGCAACTGATGATTTCTATCGTGCCATGAATTGTGTGTATTCTGCATATCGCATATTCTATTACGCTATAAGCCACGAATTGGAAGATTATCAATCTATAACATCTTACAAGCAATTTTGTGAGGTTACGGGGCTTAAATATGATACTCCAGATGAGTTATGCCCACTCCTATATCAAGGTAATCCATATAGCGCAATAGAAGCTTTTATGACTATGCCTTTGCCATACAATTCTGAAATGGTTTCAGCTCTATATGATGCTGTAAAAGCTAACGGACACAAGGAAATCTGCATAGTAAATGGCTTTATGTATTACTATGAGTTATTCTTCCTTGATAAGGTGGAAGTATCTATATACTGCCAAGATGCCTACTGCTATCTGCTCTATATGTTGGCAAATGGTAAAACATCACTAACATATAAGGATAAGCTTGCATGGTTGGAGGACTATAACAATCCTACACCATCAAGGCAGCTTGCTTTGGCTCTTTATGCGGTAAAACTGCAAAAGTATTTCATGAGTGAATCGGCAAGAAATAGTGCTGTCTTCGAAGCATTGAAAATTAAGGCAAGGGAATCTATCGAGAAAACCGAAGAGGCAAATGAGCGATTGATGAGATTGCTCACTACATGTGATTTCCATGTTGGAACACTAGAAGAAGCCATCAAGAATAAGAAGGTAATCTTCTTTAATTACGGAAGAATAGAGAAGAAGCAGAAGAGAGCATTCAAACTCATTTCTGAAAATAGTGACTTGAAATCAGATTTTTCTGTTGCAAGGAACGACTACTATAATCTTGTGGAAAGTATTCCGAGTGATAGTTATTTCTACTATTTCAGCAACAGCCCTTATCTGAGAAACCTGCATAAGATAGCTATGTGGAATAATTCAAGTGGTGAAAGACGGTCTGCAGGAAGGTTCCTCTATTGCAATAAGCCAACTGCACAAAATAATGCAAGCACCTCATATTCTTCATACAGAATCGAATGCAACGAGATTGTACCTCCCGATGATTTGGAGATTACAGACGCAAGCAAACTGATGATTGAACGGGTAAACCCACCTTTACTTCATTGCTTGCAAAAGAAGTATATCAAGAAGGTGGACCAATGTAGTGTCTGTCAATTTGCTTTTGTGGTGAAATACGACAAATATACCCTAGGTGGGTTTGGTTTTACGCTACCTCAACACAAGGGGTATGATTTGTTTCAGTTAACGGACTTCTGCACGAATAACGCAATCCCTCGATTGAGTAAACTCATACTGTACTGCATTCAGTCTGTTGGCGTTCAAAGATATTTGAGCAGAAGAATGCGCAAGCTTTGCGAGAAGGTTATCTCCTGCGCTTATACCCATAAGCCTGTGAGCATGAAATATCGTGGTGTATACAAGAAAGTGAAGGAACACTGCACATCATCTTATCTTGCTTACGAAGGAATACTTGGCATATACCCCACGAATAAGGAAATCATTGATAAATATCAAAAATCGTTGAAGAATGGAAAATGAAGATAGATGGAAATACGCAAAAGTTGATATAAACCTCATAGATGAGGTAGAAATCAATGCAAATGAAATGTCGGGTGAAGACTTCGCCCAACTAACAGACAACATTGCTAAGTCTGGATTGAGTAGTGTGCCTACCTGTATCAAGAAGGATAATGGTAGATACATCATGATCAGCGGTAATCATCGTTTGAGGGCATGCAAGAAACTGCACTATAAAATGCTAGGCATCTTATATGTAGAAGAGAGCGAGATTACAAATGATGAAGCTATTGCTATTGAATTATCTCACAACTCCCTTCATGGTGAAGCTAATGTTAGCATCTTGAAGAAGTTGTTTGCATCAATTCAATCTATCGACTTCAAGAAGTTTGCTCATGTGAACATCGACGAGATTAAGCCAATAAGCACAGAGGGTATAGATGTATATGCCATGCAGGAGAATTTCGTATTCACCATCATCCTCTACCCTAGTTCATTTGCTAGTCTGGACACATTGTATGGAGACATTCGTGAGCAAGCACGCAAAAGTGATGCTCTCGTTCTAGCTTCCGAAGAAGATAACGAGAAGACCCTGCTTAAGATTCAACAGGACATAGGTAAGGAGTTTGGTATTAAATCTCCAAGCATCACATTTGCAAAGTTGCTAGAGCTAGCGAGTGAACGTTTAATCGAAATAAAGGAAGGAGAAAAAGAAAATGATTTGGAGCATAACAAGTAAAGAAGAGATGGAGAATTATGGAATTTCTTCCGTCTTCAAATATTATAGAGAAGCCTTAGGAAAAGATAATGTCAAACTAGCTGTTGTAGATGAAAACGATAAGCTAGACTTCTTACAAAAGGAAGATGTGGCATTACTTAGAACCGCAAGTGAATCTCTCATCAAGACTATCCGAGCAAAAGGTGTAAAAACAACAGCAGAGGATTTCTTTAAATACGAATTGGTTAAGGATAAGGCAAAGGTCTTCCGTTTCCTTTGTAGTTGCGGTATTAGGGCACCGAAACAATATCATTTATCATCATTACAAGAAGGTAAGACATATTTTGTTAAACCTAGATATGGAAGTGATAGCTTTGGTATATCGGAGAAAAGCATCTGTCGTACCCCAAAAGAGGTAATGGAACAGGTGAAATACCTTAAAGAAGAGTTCGGAATGGAAAGTATTGTTGAGGAGTATATTGCTGGATCTGATTGCACGGTAACCTGCATTAATAACCAAAAATATATACTTCTGTGTTCGATTTCTATTGATTGCGATGAAACCAATGGCATCCAAACCCGAGATTGCAAAGTTGGTTTTAAGGAATGCTGTTCTGCAATGAATGATGACAGGTTAATGAGTTTGGCAGGGACTATATTCCATTACTTAGGATTGAAATCTCACGCAAGAATTGATTTCCGTAAGGGAATAGATGGTAGATATTATCCTATAGATATCAATCTGCTTCCTGGACTTGGACCATTAGACCATCTTTCGAAATCACTTTTGTTGTGTAAGAATATGTCGTATATAGATGCTTTGAAAGCTGTCATAGCATCTGCAAGTTAGAAAGGTTGATTATGACAAAGGTAAGAAGAACAGAATTAAAAAAGATTGCCGCTGCTTACGAAAAGAAGGGCGGCAATATGGCTGCTACGGCAGTAGCTTTGGGCATTACACGCCAAGCCTTATATAACTGGCGAAAAGAGGATGAGAAGTTAGCCAAGATGTTGGATGATATAGATGAAGGCATTCTTGACTTTACTGAAAGCAAGCTGGTCGAAAAGGTGAACGAAGGTAATCTAACTGCAATCATCTTCCTTCTGAAAACTAAGGGCAAGAAGCGTGGCTATGTCGAGCAAGTAGATAACAGATTAGTAGAAAACCCATTCGAGAAGTTAATGAAGGAACTTCCCGATGATGAAGAAGGGTAATTATGGACAACGGAGAATTGTATATACCAGACTGCTTGTTTCCAACGGACAATCCGTTGGAGATACCATGTTTGTTGTCTGATGTGCAACCTCAGTATGTTGACATAAATTCAAGCATTAACACGCCACAAGATTTCTTGAATAAACAAGATGTTGCAAAATACATGTCATCAAGAAATTATGACGGTATCAAGGCTTTAAGATACACTGATGGTAATAGTGAAAGAATAATGATTGTTGATGGAAATCATCGTTTCGTTGCCGCAAAGCTCAATCATGAGAGAAAGGTTAAAATGAGAATAATCGAATAAAGTGTTTGTTTATAGGGAGATTTATATTATTGATGGTTATCATCGAGTTGCAGCAGCCATACTTAAAGGAAACAAGAAAATACGAATATTATTGAATTAGCAATATGTCAGAACAGAAAGCAATAAAAAAAATGATTGCATGGCGCAATGATTGGTGTCTCTTCGCCAAGGAAGTCTTGAAGGCTCGCCTTGACGAAGAGCAAAAGGCTATATTGCGTTCTGTTCAGAAGAACAAAATGACAACGGTAGCCAGTGGAACTGCAAGGGGTAAGGACTTCATCGCTGCCGTAGCCGCTTTATGTTTTCTATACCTCACTCCTCGCTTCGGCAAGGATGGTAGTTTGGAAAAGAATACCAAGATTGCCCTTACTGCACCGACAGGAAGACAGGTGACGAATATCATGATACCAGAAGTGGCACGTCTATACAAAAAGGCAGGCTTCCTGCCTGGTCGTTTGCTGTCAGATGGTATCAGAACTGATTATGAGGAATGGTATCTGACAGGCTTCAAATCTTCAGCCGACAACATAGAGGCTTGGTCGGGATTCCATGCTGTAAACACCATGTTCATCGTAACTGAAGCATCCGGTATCTCGGACACCATCTATAATGCAATCGAGGGTAACCTGCAAGGTAACTCTCGATTGCTATTGGTATTCAACCCAAACGTTACTACAGGGTATGCAGCCAACTCCATGAAGTCTCCCCGATTCAAGAAGTTTAGATTATCATCTCTCAACGCAGAGAACGTAGTAAGCAAGAAAAACATTATCCCTGGTCAAGTTGACTATGAATGGGTAGCCGATAAGGTCTCAGCATGGGCACAGAAGATCAGAAAGTCTGAGTTTGATGAGGGTCGTGGTGATTTTGTGTGGGAAGGTGGATATTACACTCCAAATGACCTTTTTCGTGTTAAGGTTCTCGGTATGTTTCCGAAGGTTTCCGAAGATACCCTCATTCCATACGAATGGTGCGAGATTGCACATAGAAGATGGAAGGAACTTAAAGATAGTGGCTTTATCACCCATAAGCCAATACGATTAGGTGTCGATGTCGCAGGTATGGGGCGCGATAGGTCTTGCTATGTTCCACGACAAGGAAACTATGTTTCAGAAATCAAGTGTCATAATTCGGGTGGTCATGCGGACCACATGGCAGTCGCAGGTCAAGTCGCGCACTACCTAAGTTTGAGTTCCAAGAATAAAGCCTTCATTGATACCATAGGAGAAGGTGCTGGAGTTTATTCAAGACTCATAGAACAAAAGTATTTAACTGCATTCTCTTGCAAGTTCTCGGAAGGCGTGAGAAACAAGCATGATGTGACAGGCTGCTACTCTTTCGCTAACATGAGGGCTTATTTGTTTTGGTGTATACGTGACTGGCTCAACCCAAAGAATGGATTCTTTGCAGCACTCCCACCTGACGATGAGTTGGATCAAGAATTGTGCGAAGTGCATTGGCTGTTTCAGTCAGATGGTTCAATCATCATGGAACCAAAAGACGAAATCAAGAAGCGTCTGAAACGTTCTCCCGACAAGATGGATGCCCTTGCCAACACCTTCTATCCATACGACTTCGATAGAGACAATGATTTGCAATTGTTAAATAGTATAGTATAAATTTGCAAGATACAGAAAAGTTTTGTAATTTTGCAGCCGAAACGTTACCTTTAACGTTTCATTGCTCTTAGTGCACTCCGACCGTGAGGTTAGAGTGCATTTTTTATTTAATATAAAGTAATTCAGAAAAAGACTATACACTTCAATATAAGCCTTTCTAAGCGGTTCATTTTTTATCTCCATATAACTTATACCATTTTTAAGAAATAGACTTACATACACAAAATTAATAGTTTGATATAAGTGTCTAATTATCAATAAGTTAAACTAAGTTAGCAAAAAGCACTTTATGCTCAAAACGTTTGGTCATTTGCAAAAAAATGATTACCTTTGCACTATCAAAATAAAAATAACAATTAAAAGATAAGAGCAATGAAAAAGGTTAAAGTTTACACAGTAGAAGCGTTAGAGAAGCGAATTACAAAGGCTTTGAAAAAGGTCAAGTTCGGCTACCAAGAAGGATGCTTGATTGAAGCTACAGATGCAGAGTTTAGTATCTACAACTTCAACACTGCACTTTGTAATTTACAGCAGAAAGGAGTCGTAGCATACAATGAGAATACAGAAAGCTATGAATTGGTTTAAATTATAGGAGATAAGAGCAATGAACGTTTACACAGAATCTGATAGATATACGGTATTACTTCACGCATTCGACACTTTTGAAGGTGCTTGCGAGTATATTACACACATTATAAATGTAGGGGAGTGTAAGGTTCCCCCTCTCATAAAAGCTTGGAATGGTGGCGTGGTTACAGCAAAATGGATGGCTAAGAAAACTGATAAAGGAATTAAATTTGAATTGTTTAATAATTAAGATAGATATGAATAAGCAAGAATTAAAAGACCTCACCTATAAAATGGTAGAGGAAAGAGTTGATAAGGGGGTTGAGTTGTTTAATAGCTTTGTATTCTTTCCAGTCTTATATGACGAACTGAAAAAGAAGTTCTCGAAAGAATACTGCGATATGTTCAGAAACGTTGTTCTAGACACCTGCATTCTTTATCCAGATTGGAAGGAACATGAAATCTTGCAAGAGGTTGCTTCACAATTCGAGAGTCATGGAAATGTTTAATAGGAGGAAATGAATATGACAGTATATGAATTATCTGAACTTCAGAAAGAAGAACTCAAAATCGAAATGTTGAAAGATAAGTTTGTTGGGTACAAACTTTCATTCAGAGAGTTAGCATGTGCTAATGAGCTCATCAGCGACCGAGAGTTGTTCGGAAGATATAAGGATCAGACCTTTACAGATAAAGACTTCATCGTATCACGCTAAATGAAATCGTATGGAAAACAACTGCACAACAATAGAAGAGCTGAAATCCGTAACCACGCAGGTTGGCGGTGATGAATGGAAAGATTTCTTCTCACTCATCAAAAAAGGCTCATATAGCCTATATGGTTTTCATCAGTTTCTTAATGAGAGACCAGACCTATGCTTATTAATTCAAGGTATAGGAGATTACCAAACTGCCATTAAAGCTACGTTAGACGAAATCGGATTGAATGATGGTGATATAAATGGACCAGGAGGAAATCATCTTAAATTAATTGTGGCGGATCAGATAGGATTCATAGTGTATGAAACGAAAGTTATGAACTTTTAAAAATAAGATAGAGCAATGGAAGAGAACGTTATCATAGCAATGGATGCCGAAAAGTCTAAAAAGATAAAAGGCATTCCTTCAAGTTGGGACTGGGAGGATATTCATTTCTACCTCATTACTGAATTGGGTTTCAGTTTTGATGTTGTGTTCAATTATTCAAAAGACATAGAGGAGGTATCTTATGAAGGATAATGCAAGAACTATCAAGTACGATTCTATCACATCATACGCAAAGGAATATGGGGTAGAATATCTTAGTAACGAGAACCTTATTGCTTCAATTATCGGTATAGACCATATGCTACAGGGTAATGAACCAATAAGAAAAATCTTTGATGGTAGTCATTCACTGAGAAAGGCAAGCAAGAGAACACTGCAGGAGCTTACATCTATCAAAGGAATAGGCGAAAAGAAGGCTACCGCTATACTCGCTGCATTCGAACTTGGCAGAAGATTTATGAAAGAGAAGTCGCAAGAACTTACAGATTTGGGTAGTTCCCTCGACATCTACAACTATATTTTACCATACGTCAAGGATTTAGAAATAGAAGAATCTTATCTGTTCTGTATGGATAACAACTTCAAGTTAATCAAAATGGTTCGATTGTCACAAGGTGGAATATCAGAAACCACTATAGACGTAAGAATTGTGTGTAAAGAAGCTATCTCCTGCAATGCCGTAATAATAGCATTGGTTCACAATCATCCAAGCCCTAACTGCTTTCCATCAAAATCTGACGATGAGATAACATATAAGATACAGAAGGCTTGTGAAATAATGAGATTGTATTTTATGGACCACGTTATCATCAGTAGCAAGTCCGACCAGTATTACTCTTACCACGACAAAGGGAGACTATAGGCTACAAGCCGATAAAATACCTCAAACCCATAATTACATACCAAAAGAATCTAACTTAAACACAGAAGATATTTTGCACGTTTAAGTGCATTTTTATTGCATCTTATCTTCCAAGGGAGGGCTGTGAAGTTCTCCCTTGTTTATTGAAATGAAAATAATTTCTCACTTTTTTGCAAAAACTATTTGTTGATTAAATAATATTTCGTATATTTGCACCCATAAAAGCGTGTGAAGATGCACGTGACAGAACTTTTCGTAACATTGCTCTTACACCGAGTTCTACGTTTGGTCTGCCTGCATTTCGCTCGCAGACCATTTTTTGTTAAATATAACTCAACAAGCAATGAACAAGTATTACAGAAAAGTTCTTGAAGCACTGAAAACCAATCGAGACATTAAGGCATTGGGGTTCAGTCGTAAGGAGTTAAAGGGTGT